GAGTTTTTCCAGACTGAGCAGGAGCTGTGGGCCGAGATGTATCGGACTGAGGTTACAGCCAAGCAAGCTATGTTTATTTTTGCAGAGGCGGCTGGGTGTCTTGATCTGGTGCGTACCATTGTGGCTGAGTGTGGCGTGTCATGGTCAGCAGTCTTTGACCAGCTTCCACGGCTCAATAGCTCGCTGACCTACCTTGCGAACGCTTGGAACCAATACTCAGACAAGATGGGCCGCAATCAATGGGCTGTCTACAATACTCTAACGGATTGGTCTACTCATGCTCCAGCCGCTACAAAAAAGACTCAGGCTAACATCGCCTCAGTTAATCACAAGCGCCAAGAAATTGTTCGCAACGTGTGCAACTCTGATGTATTCCGTATCGCGGCCTGATCGTGTTGATATTGAATCTCTGGTTCAGTTTCATATTTATCTCAAACCTAATCCAGATTACAGTGGACTAGCGCAAGAGTTAAAAGAGTTACATTTTTCTGAGTCAGAGATCTTTAACGTCCTTCACAAAGTGCGTGAAGGTTATTACTAATCAAGGCCCTTCGGGGCCTTTTCTTTTGCTTATAGATTCTATAAGGAGTTTGTATGTATTATGTAGCATCTCGCAGTCAACGTGCCAACGATATGATTATCTGGCGACACATCAAAAGATTAAAGTCTTTCAAGGCTACTGATGGCGTTGAATATATCGTGGCTAAAAGTAAAAAAGAAATGCACACATCACTGCCAATCTATATTGGTGTAGGTGACAAGCTTGTGAGAACTGGTTGCTATGAAATCAATTGGCTTGATGCCTTCTTTCGATAGGAGATAGTTATGCGTACTTCAAAAAAAGATAAAGCTATTTTAGCTAGTCTACTAACGGATGTTATATCTTGTCACCGCCTTCGGCTGGACGGTATAGAAATAGAAAAGCTTGTGGAGCTTATTGCTATTTACTGTCACGTTAAGCCCGAAACAATTGAAGGCTGGGAGCATATAACATTTGATCCTGTCGAGTGTTGTTGTACAAAATACAAAAGGAGTACAGCCGATGTTGTTCAACAATGAGTGTCATCACCCAGAAGAAAACTATTTGTTTTCTATGGAGATTGAGGGTGAGAACTATGACGTTTGGGTAGTGCAGAAAGATGACCAAAAGTTTTACAAAGGGCACTATGAATTTTGTCTGCGCTATGGTAATCGTGACGATGAATACAGAAGTAGTTGGGATTGTGCGTGGATTGAGCGTAGCATTTCGCATCACTCTAAATTTGCTTACGACTTTCCGGGGTCTGGCATTGCGCGTTCACAATTAATTGAGTTTAAAAGACGTTTGCAGGATGCAGGCTTCTGGGATCTGGAATGGAATTTAGATAGTGAAATCAGAGACTTGCGGGTGGATGTTGAGGAATATAATAACTCGCCACGTTTCAAAATTGTTTAGCTTATAGATTCTATAAGGAGTTTATTATGTATAAGATTCATGCAAAAGCTGTGCAAGATTACTCTAAATTATCTAGCGATAATCTTGCTGATGTAATCCTGATGGTAGTACTAAGTATTCAACAGCCTTGGTACAGCGTGGGCGAACAGCTAAAAGATGTGAAGAAACTTGGGCGCGACTCTAGATTTATTTGGGGTAATAAGATCAAGTGTTTTGACTCGCTACAGTCCAAGAAAGATTTTATTTATTCACAGTATCTGGCAGTCCTCAACTCATCTAAGACTGATGATGACAAAGCACTATCTCTTATGAACGTGTTCCTTCAGATCGACGGGCTTGGTCTAGCCAAGGCTGGCTTTGTCTGCCAGCTAACGGCGGGGCTAGTCGGTTGCATTGATGTGCATAACATTCGTATGTACAATATACCCAAAAAAGATTTGTCCTTCTCTAAGTCTATCAAGTCTAAGGCATTGAAGAATAAAAAGATTTCTTCTTATGTGTCGGTCTGTCATAACATTGGCACAGAGAATTTATGGGATACTTGGTGCAGTTTTCTGGCTACCAAGTCTAAGAAATTTGAAGATGGTTTTCATGTATCAAAAGTACATTATGACTTTCTTCAAAACGCTGTAGCTAACTAATGATCGGAGAGAAAGATGAGTACAAAATTTATTTGTTGTTTGACAGATGCTGTCCCAAAGGTTGTGGAGTTACCCGCATCCCTTGAGGAGCTTGATGATTGGCAGAAAGGTCGCAAGGATATTGGGGTAGCAATGCCCCAGCTTTCGCCTGCGGAAATGGACTTTTTAATTTATGGTATTTTTTCTAGTGGATTAAAGGAGATTACAAATGAATAGACTAGAAGATCTTAAATTCTGGCGGCAGTTCTTCCGCGATCAGAAGGCCGAACACCTTAGATCTTATAGACGCTATAAGAAAAGTTTAGGTGAAGATGATGGCTTGACTATGTTCATGAAAGGTTTTTCCTCTGGACACACCTCTGTAATTTCTGTGCTTGGTAGTCTTATTGCAAAAGAGGAGGCTCAAGATTATGGGAACAGCTAGTATGTATGGTAATCAAGTCATGGAGGCAGAACTCGACTGCCCTTGGATGACTCTAGACGTTAAAGTTACTTATATAAATCATGGTGAGGAGGGTTTAGCTGAACTCGTTTCAGTAGAAGCCTATGGAATTGATATTACTAACTGGATTAATATTGATTACATATACGATCTTATTGCTGATGACATGAGTAACGCAGACTATCATTGGTCGGATCATGGAGATTAAGTATGATAGATGAAGCTGAAATACCATCTTACTTTTATAGAGTAGAATATCAAACCCCCTTTCAAATTGATACAGATAAATGGGAGAAGGGCAATAGTTATGAAGAGTACGAAGGCGCTCAAAGAGCTTTATCCATTCACATAAACAGATACCCTGAACTTCCTGTGCGTGTAAAACGCATAACACTTATAGAAACCTGTGAAATACTAGGACGTTATCAACCATGACTAAACTTAAAGACAATGGAGTACAGCCTAATGATATCAACTGAAATGCTTTGGCATGATTCAATCATTCGTATTTACGAACAACAAGACGGCGAAAAAGAAATGAAACTTTTGCATGAAATTAAATTTTCGTGCGAAGGAATAAACAGAGATGAGCAAGCGGTCTTGGTTGCGAAAGCGGCACACGCTCTAGCAGATGCTTATCAGTATTGTATGGATGGTAACATTCATATCGCAACTATACATATGAATAGCTTTGTTAATATGTGTTAGAGGACTTACTATGAATATATTTTATTTATCTAAAGACCCTGAGAAAGCCGCAAAAATGCAGTGTGATAAACACATAGTTAAGATGCCATTAGAAACAGCGCAGTTACTTAGCACTGCTCATGTCGAGCTTGACTTAAATCAAGTTGCGTACCGCGCAACACACAAGAATCATCCTAGTGCTGTATGGGCTAGGAGTAATCGCAGTAATTACAAATGGCTGTTTGAACACTTTAGGGCTTTGTGTTTTGAGTATCAAGATAGGTATGGCAAAGTGCACAAGTCATTTAACGATCACATAGATGCACTTAAAATATATCCTGAGAATTTACCTGATGGTAACTTTTATCCACCGCCACAGTGTATGCCAGATGAATGCAAGCGTGACTGTCCGGTGTTAGCGTACCGCGTATATTACAAACACAAAGCAGACGATTGGCTTAGTAAAGGGAGGCCCATGACATGGAGAAAACAAACTAAATGTATTTCAAACTAAGTGCAAAAGATCATCACGATTCGATCTTGATGGGGCAAGATACTGTAAAGCTTTGCGAAATGCAGGAGATTGTTCCAAGAATGACTGATGCCAAAGGCATGAAAACCAGAACGGAAAATAATATTCTTGCATTCAAAGCTGAGTTTTTGTTTGCAAGATTATTTAATTTACCTTTACCTGTTGTGAATGTATTGTCGGACGGAGGTATTGACTTCTGGCTAGGTGAAGTTTCTGTAGATGTTAAATGTAGCTCTCGCCTTGATGGGCCTTTGATATTTGATAGTGAAAAATCTTTCGCCGCTAAAGTTGCAGTCTTGTATGGGGCCACTGATGATAGTAGAATATTAAAGCTACATGGTTGTGTTGGGCGAAAGTCTTTCTTTGAAAGAGCATACAAAAAAGACTTTGGATATGGTGAAAGGTTTGTTATGGGTTCAAACCAGTTAGATCCTATTGAAAAACTATGGAGGTATCATGTTGAAAAAAACTTTATGGTTGATTATCAACTCACCTGAATATTTTTATGCACTAGTGATAGTGACTTTCTTTTCTATTGGTTTTTGGGTTACGGACTATTTTAAAAGTGGAGGATACTTATGAGCATTGATGATGTAACCCCAGCAGAATGGGACAGGGTGAACAAGGGTAAGACTTTTACAGGTAAACTGTTTCATCCACAAGACAAACACAACCCTGTGACACAACCAGATCACTACAATAAAGGCGCTATAGAAGCTATAGAAGCTATTAAGGCGTCTATGCACCCGCAAGAATTCAAAGGATATCTGAAGGGTAACTGCCTGAAATATCTTTGGAGGTACGAATACAAGAACGGGGTAGAGGATCTGCGTAAGGCTCAAGTCTATTTAGGCTGGTTAATCAAGGAGTTAGTGGGGGGTTGACACCGCTCCCGATCCATGCTAAAATCTAACTTTAAAGACTTATGACTTTGGAGGTATAAGTTGAAAGTTATACAAGGAAACTTCAATAAGAATACTAAAAAGACTTTAAATGAAAAAGTCTTAGAAGGTCTTACAAGACTTAAAGACCAATCTAATGAAGAAGAAATTAGATATCCATTTATTCTTATTGTTGATACTGGTGAAGATCTTAGGGTAGTATCTGATATTGAGATGGAGAAGTTTAATCTCTTATTAGATCTAGTAAAACATACTATATTGACAGGGGAGTATGGCGAATGATCGTTGAGATGGACATTGAAGATGTTCTTTGTCGCGCCTTTGTTGTAAGCTTGGGTGCTGGTATGCCTAACTATGGCGCGGTTACAAACATGATAAGCTGGATTAAGATGCAAGCAAAGGAGGACGAGGAAACCTTGACCGAAGAATATATTTATAGTTGTATCCCGCTGTACATTAACTTTCTTTTTAGCAAAGCATAGGAGATATTATTATGGCAATCGTTGAAGGCGTTGCAATGTGGGCTTCTGTTACCACACCCAACACAACCTACACCCCCGTCTACACGGTGAATCTGATCGTTGATGAGGAAGTTGCTAATGACTTTCGTTCGCGTGGCTTCAAGGTCAAGGACATGGACGAAGGCCCAGCACTTATCATCAAGCGCAAGGTCAATAATAAAGATGGGTCAGTTAATTCTGCACCTAAGTTACTTGACCGAAACAAACAGCCGCTCAATGTGAGTGTTGGTAATGGTTCAAAGGTTCGTGTTCAATACAAAGAGTGGGAGTCCACTTGGAATGGTACTTTGTACAAGGGGCTAGACTTTCAGGCGATGCAGGTCATTGACCTTGTTGAATACGCCAGCCCTGATGGTGCTGAGTTTGAAGTTGTTGATGGCGAAGATAATGGGAGTGAATTCTAATGTATAGATATACGCACGATGATAAAACTTATGATGCAGAGTTGCTGTCGCCAGAAGGCCAAGCAACATTTCGACTGCTCGCTACTGTTCAACAGCGTGTCGATGCTATGGAAGCAGACATGACTATTTTACAGGCGTCGGCAGTTGCACTGCACCAGAAGATGCAAGAGTTTTTAACTGATGATGCACTCGTAGAGGACAATGAAACGGAGGATTAATCATGGGTTTTGTGGAATACCACAAGCCCTGTCCGAGTTGTGGAGGCAGTGATCCTGTCTCCATTAACGATGACGGGACTGCAAAATGTTTTAGCTGTGATACATTTTTCAAAGACTATGAATCTGCAATGGGAGGCAACGTGGCAGACTTTAACAGCTTCAAACGATCCAACGATAACGTACCCTTCTCTGAAAACAAAAGCTTCTATCACGCACTAACCGATAGATCCATCTCACTAGAAACCGCAAAGAAATATGGTGTCCGATCAGTCAAAGATGAGAGAGGAAACATCATTGAACATCACTACCCCGCCTACATCAACAACGAAGAAGTTGCTACAAAAATTCGTAAGCCCAATAAAGTATTTGTTTGGAGTGGTTCAGCAAAAGGAACTGGGCTTTTTGGTCAGCAGATTGCACAGGCGGGTGGCAAATACATTACGATCACTGAGGGTGAATGTGATGCTATGGCGGCATACGAACTTCTTGGTAGTAAGTGGCCCGTCGTATCTGTTAAGAATGGAGCACAGGGTGCAGTCAAAGACGTTCAAGAGAATCTTGAATTTCTTGAATCGTTTGATACGGTGGTCATTTCATTCGACAACGACAAGCCGGGGCGAGAAGCCGCAAAGAAAGTGGCGCGTATCCTCAAGCCCGGAAAAGCTAAGATCCTCAATCTCCCACCTGAGTTCAAAGATCCTAATGAGATGCTCAAGCTGGGCCACCACAAAGCTTATGTTAATTCGTGGTGGGCTTCAAAACTTTATACACCGTCTGGGATTCTAAACGTCACTGAAGAGCGCGAGAACTATAAGAAGCGAGAGCGTAGAGAATCTATACCTTACCCTTGGCAGGGACTAAACGAAAAGCTAGAGGGCTTGCGACAAGGCGAGCTAATCACACTGACGGGAGGCACAGGCTTAGGTAAGTC